AGCAAAGATTCTATCCATAAGTTTGTCGCCTCGGTAGTGGCGATTAGCAATATCTGCTAACTCTGCAAAATAATTCTCGTCTGCAACGCCAATCTTAGACATAGGAACTTTACGCTTAATTGAAGAGTACGCAGTTGCTCCAGCCAATTCTCCCAAGAAGTTAATCATTTGAGTTCTGGCGTTCTTTGTTTCTGCTAGTACCGCACTAGTAAAGTTGCTTGCGCTTCCACCGCTTTGCTCTTGAATAAAAGAGTCAATATGGTGTTGTGTGCCATTAGCAACAACAGTATGTTTTTCTGGTGAGTAATAACGCTTTTTAAACTTCTCACTCTTGCCAAATACATCTGCTTTTTTGACTACGGCTTCGCCAAGTTCTCTGACAGTGCTATCAATAACATCGTATGCTTTTTGAACTGCATCGTCAGCATCCATTATTACTTTTTTATTAGTTGACATCTTGCCGATTATTGTCTTGTAATTATTAATTGCTGCTTTTGCTGCTTTAATTTGTGCAGTTTTTTTAGTAATACCTGGGTTGGCTTCTAGGTATGCAATTCTGCGCTCTAGTGTTGCCATGCTTGGTATAGCCTTTGTAGCACCGTAAGGTACCATTGCATCACGCAAGTCTAATTCTAATTTATCAACAATTTCTTCAATAGCCTTTAGTTCTTTTCTAGCAGCAGACAAGTGTTGAGACCTTGTTGCTGGAGATGCATTTTTAAACAGGTCGCTAACAGACATTTCTGCGGCATTCTTTGCAGCAATAGCCTCATGTAGCATTAAAGACCTGTCTGATACATTATCAACTACAGCCTTGTACTCTGCTCTATTAATAACGTTTTTTTGGATAGTACCTGCAGCAAAATTATACCAGTTCTTGCTTGTTCTTTTGGTACCTGCTATAATAATTTCTTTTCTTACAAAATTAGAACCAAGTGCTAAACTAGCACTAATGATTGGTTCAAATAATGACTGCTTAAATGCATATGATGGGCGAGCAAGAACGTCAAATGTCCAGACTTTGTTTAGTTCAGCAAATATATCTCTGCCGCCACGGTCAACAATTAAGCCACCCTTTTTAAGTCCTTTTGCTGCTTCAATACTAAGTTGACGCTCAATTTTATCCCAAGGTGTAAAGCGATAAGATTCTGCAAGGTCACGAATTGTTTGAGGCTTAACAAGAATTGCGTTTCCGTCATAGCCAATACCAAAACCATTATTCTTTAGGGATTCCATTCCCTTACTAACATTCATCTGGAATCTTGCTACATAATTATCAATTTCTAATTGGTTAAACTTTCCAGCCTTGTACGCAAGCATAGTTCCAATTTGAGAATCAATTGATTTAAGCGCTTCTACTTGTGCAATTTGTCCCTTGCCAAGACTGTTCATAAATTCATCTTCTAAGCGAGCACGAACAACTGAAACTTTTTCTTCAAGTCTTGCACCATTAGCAAAACCTGTCATAATTGTATCATCACCATTTTTAAGCATTTTCATGTTATTGATGAATCCAGTAAATTCCATACGCGCTTGTAATGGGCGCATGCCTGACAAGGATACAAATCCAGCAGGCAAAGCATCTGTTGCTGGACCAGCTATTTTAAGACCTTTAATTACTAAGCCACCAGCGGTTTCGCCAATTTTGGCTTCAATAAATCCTGATACCTTTGAATAGTCACGACTACGGATTGCCGCCCTTGTACTAAGACGACCGCGTTGTGCTTTAATTAATGCAGAAGCGCCAAATATAGGCTCAATAGGCATGTATGCTTTTCCGCCAAAAGTTATATCCCCTGCATCATCAAAGAGTGCATTTTTAATTTTTACAAACTGTGGGTCACTCTTAATAGCATCGTCAAATACTTTACTTAGACGCGTAGCGGAAGCCTTCGATGGAAGATACGTTCTTCCTTGTTCAATCATCTTATTTCGTAGTTGCGACTTTACGTCAGCAATATCAAATAGATTATGGCTTGCTGTTCCAGTAGCCAAACGTTGCATTGCAGCAATGTTTCCCTTGTCTGCAAGTAACAAATCTTTAACCGCGTTTGCATCTGATGCTTCGCGGATAATAGGAATTAACTTTTCATTTGTACTATACTTGGTTACTATGTCTTCTACAATAGACCAGTCTTTGGTTTGCGCAAGTAGTAACACTTGGCTTCCTGAAACAGTCTGCGCTCCTTGAGCACCATTAGTACTAGCATGTAGGATTCCAGTTTCCATGTCCGCTGCCAAAGCGTCAACTGTCTTGCCCTTAGTGTACAACCCAGCAGGCTTTGCAACAGTCTTTACTGCAGTTTTAGCAACTTTGCCAACAATATTAAGTCCTTTTATACCAACAGCAAAATCACCAATACCTGTAAACCAGCGACCAACTGTATTGTCGGTAAAGTTTTCTTTAAGACTTGCATCGCTCCACAAATCAATTTCATGAACGTTAACCCCAGCCTTAGAAAGACCCCAGTCGGCATACGAACCAATAACTGGAACCATTAAAATTGATTTAGTTATTGCTTGTGCTGCGCTTACCTTTTCAGTACGGTTCCAGGCTGCTTTAATGTCAGAAAATTGAAAACCTTCTTTAAACTGAGCGCCTGGTTTGTAAAGTTCACCAGTAGTGTCAGCCATTATAGCAGCAGTGCTAATACCACGCATAACTGGTGAGTAAACATAATCAACAAATGGAACAGCAACATATTTAAGAAGAACATCCGCTGTAGACTTAAGCGCTTCCTTTTTAAACTTATATGTAGGGTCAGCGTTTAGCGCTTTATCTGTAGCGGCAAGGGCTTCTTTTACATTTGCAGTAAACTGGTCTGCTCTCTTTTTTTCATCCTCATTAAGTTGAGGACCGCCGCCTGTAAGGTTTTTGCCAACAGCACCCGCTGTGGAGATAGCGCTGGTAAATGAATCCCACCAAGACATTCCTACCCCCTAGTACTTTCGTTTAATATAATTTTTTTCTGTTCCGCCTTGTACCTCAGCATTGGTAATGCTAGTAATAAAAGCGTCTCTTTCTTCTGGAGAATTCCAAGACATCATCGCAAGTTCCATAGCAACACCTGCATTTTGATATCCAAGTGAATTCGCAAACTTGTCAACGTTATCAAAAAAACTACCAGGCATCCACATAGCATCAGCCATTATTATTAAAACCTCTAGCGTTTTCAATTAGATAATTTACAAAACGCTTAAATGAATCTGGCGCATTTGGAGACTGTGCAGCAAATGCTAAGTCTGGCAAATATTCTTGAGCAATCTTTGCATTCTCGTCCATACGGCTGTCATTTGTTAAATTCTTTGGAAGTGCTTCACTGCCTGGACCAGCACCAAAATCTACACCTGCGGTGATTGGTTCATTTGGTCGAGTAGTTGGGTCAAAGAGTGTCCCTAGTTGTGGCATATCAATACCATCATAAGGATTACCAGATGGCGCTGGTGCCTGAGTGGAGGCTACTGCTTGGTTGCCTTCTACACGTTGCTGGTTTACTGCTTGATTCTGACCATAGGCAAAGCCAGTATAGTTACCGCTTTGTCCTGCTCCGCCTGTACCTGAAACATTGGCTGGGTTATTCTGTGGCGCACCTGGGCGCATTCCTCCACTTGCCATTATTCCTCCTACTTAAATTGTTTAAAAATATGAATTGGTTCTGAGCACATGTTATCGTATTGAATCGCAATAGCAATTGCTTTACGAACCATTGTTTCTGCTTGGTTAATAGTTTTTACTTTTTCCACACCCAACGCTGCCAATGCACCGAGGGCAACATCTCCACCACTACCCATAACATATACATTGCGAACATCGGTATCCCAAGAATAATCTTCAGAAACCGAGAAAACTTGCCCCTTGACTGAGATGAGAAATCCCCCATCAATTTGTGCGACATCGCCGTCCTCTTTCATGTCGATACCAGCATCTACAAAACTCTTGCGCATCGCTGGTATAAACTTCTGCGTCATGTAAGTATTTAAATCTTCTTGTACTGTAGGCTTAGGTTGTTTGTAACCATAATGCAACACGTTACTAGCACGCGAGGAACCACAACCAGCAATTAACACACCATTGTTTTCTACAATCTTTGGTGTCTTTGCTATTTGAAAACGTCCATGCTCATCACTAAGACGTGAATCACATCCTAATACCGACCAACCGTCACCTTGTATCGCTACTAGCGTTGTCATTTTATCCCCTAGTTGTTACTCGTCCCGAAGCCTTGCCACTACCACTTAGGGTAGATAAAATAGTTTGTAAGTCTGGTGGTGGTGCTGGTGGTGCCATGCCTGCATCCATTGGAGAGCCTCCTACTGGAGCCGCGCCTGGAGCAGGGGACGGCTGCTCAACAGGAGAAGTTGCCGCCCCAGCAGGAGGAACTGGTTGCTCTGGAGCGAATACGCCTGCGATAGCCTCTTCAAGGGATTGACCCTTTTGACGTGCAGTAATTACTCCCGCAATCTTGGTTACGATAGATGCTGGGTCTCCGCCTGATGTAGCCATTGCTGGAATAGCCTGAGCCATTGCAGTAATACCACTAAGAAGTGATGAACGCATGTTTTCGATTTCAATCTTTTCAAGTTCTTGTGTAACGTTGACTGTGAATGGTAATTCACGCATAGCCATATCCTTGGAGATTAATCCTCCACCAAGAGCCTGTAGCATAAAGATAAGTCCCTGTGCTGGGTTGAGACCAGCAAGCATACCATAACGAACATCTGCAGAGTAATCACCCTTGATGTCCTTAGATGGCTTGTATGTAATTTCATAAGGTGAGCCAGAGTCTACACCACGGATTGTCTTTTCTTCTCCGAAGATTCTTTCATCTACTTCAAAGCAAAGAGAAACAACATCGCGTAGAGAAGATGCAAAGATTGCCTGTGCTGACTTAACCTGTGTATCAAATGCTCCCATGAGAGCCTGTACGCCTTGACCAGTAACGATGCTT